ATCATATATGATGGTAGGACAACTTACTCCACGAACAAAAGAAAAATATAATTCTAACTCTTCCATGGTAGGCAACCTGTCAAACAGGTCGCCTCCAATGATGTGCATAATGCAAGACTTTTCTAGCTCTCGTATTTTTTCAAATAAAAGATTATATCTATTTAATGCCCAAGAAGCTGGGACATTTTTCTGTCCCAGTTTGATGTGCCAGTCTGCTGTAAATAATATCATCCAATATTGAACTCTTCTTCTAGGGTTTCGTTATCAGTATCTTCTTTGCTAGGCGCATTTCTCAGCCTATCCAGAAGCTCTTTCTGAGCGTCTGGAGTTGGACGAGGCATAACTTCGTCCATAGACTTAAGACTTTCGATAGCAGACAGCTCGTCTGAATCCAATGCCCTTGGCTTACATTTTAGAGCCTGAAGCTGGTACTCTACATTATAAGGCAGAGGGCCAGTCTTTACACGCTTAAAGCAAATATCCCAGCCATTATCAGAATCTGTAGGGTCTCCTAAATCTTCTGCAGCGGTAAGGATCTGCTCCCAGAGTTTTTTCTTTAGATTAATAACTTTGACTTTACCGCCGTCCAGACACTGCATAGCGTAGCTCCAGCCACACTTTAGATCAGGGTAATATTCACGAACCCAATCCTTTTCTTTATTCGTGAATCGCTCTTCGTCCCTATTAAAAGACAGGCACTCAAAAGGAATGTTCTTTTCGTTCTCTCCTTTCAGCCAGTATACATAGCGAGCCAGAACATCTCCTACCAAACGGACTTTATTATCTCCGTCTTTATACTGATAGCTGTTGATGCTGGATTTCTGTGCTTCGCCTTTGGTTTGATTAAATGCTAATGCCATTCTGATTTCTCCTGTGGGACTTCTTCATACAGAAAATGAAGATTGCCTTCCTCATCTGTATCAAGTAGCCTAGTGTTTTCGATTGATTGTTGTATTATCTCATCTTCCGGAAGAAGAAGAGTATCTAGTGTTGTATTCCCAGTTGCTAAGTAATCTGACAAAGGTCTCATACTTGCGAGGGACATATATACTCCAAGCTCGCGCAAAGAGTATTTGTAGGCGTTAAAAAATAATACATCAGGATGTACTAAAAATGATTCGCCCTTAAAGTTAAAACCGCTAAAATAATATAACGGGTCGTACTTATTCGTAGGAGTAGTCTTTTTAGTCAGCATCTCCATTATGAGATAGCAAGACTTTAAGTCTCCTTTAGAAACATTGTAAACCTTCTTCCAATTATAGAGTAGCATATTATACAGCTTTTTATGGTGAATGTCAAGAACTATTTTTTTACAGCTCTTCTATTTTATATCCTTGTTTCATATAGTATCCAATTCTATTTGAGGCTTGATTCGTTGCTGTTTTGCCTTTTAAATGAATATCTATTACCACAGGACTTCTTTTTCCTTCTTGTTCCCGAATAACCCTACCGATTAGCTGTGTTAGTAAGGGCTCGTTATTAATTGGAGTCCCTAAAATTAAACAGCTTAGATTATTTACTGATATACCCTCTGAAAATATTGCTTGAGTACCATAAAGAATAGTCTTCTTTCCGTGTAAAATTTCACTAATCAAAGTCTCTCTTTGTTCGTGGGGAACTTCTCCTGTTACACAAACTGCATCTTCTCCACTAAGCTCTGCACAACGTTTTAGAAAGCCTACTCTATCACTTACTACGAGTACTTTATGCCCTAGTCTTGCGTAGGCAGAAGCAATCATAGCTACTGAGTGTCGGCACTCCTCATTATTAGCTAGCGCATTTACTCTAGTTGCCCAAGGAGTTCGTGCACCATCCATGAATCGAATATCGGAACGATAAATTTTTATAGATGGAGTCATAAAATTTTCTTTCGGTGGCTGATATACTTTAGGACTAAAGTAATCACGAAAGACAACATGCTTTCCATCTTTTCTCTCAATAGTTCCAGACAATCCAATTTTATACCTACAATAGTTAGTGTCCAAGACCTTGGAAAAAGTTGGACTACTTACATGGTGCATTTCGTCTAGAATAATCGTGCCAAACTCTTTTCTTATTTTATCTAGGTTTCGGTACAAGGTTTGAGTGTTTGAGACAACTATTGGAGTATTTGTTTCAAACTTACCACTACCAATAATTCCCGGCTCAAAACCATATACTTTTACTACTTCTCTTGCCCATTGCGTTCTTAGTGGTACAGTGTGAGTAACTACTAGAGTCTTCTGTCCGAGTTTTCCGGCTATGGCCAACCCCGTAAAGGTTTTACCCCAGCTAACCCAGGCATTGATAATTGCGTTATCATCTATATCATTATATACAGCGGACTGACTTTCTCGTAGCTCAAATTTGAACTCTGGAAAATCTACTGGTTTATGAATTCGTTTATCTATTATTTCATAGTCTTTTGGTATTAGGTCAGTACGCCCTATGGGAAGGGATATTAAAGTTTTATTTATAATTCCCATATTCTTTATTACAAGAGGAGGGTCATTAGGGTTATAAGTAGGAATCTTATAGGTTAGTTCTTTATCTATAGTAGACCTTAGACTCTCATTACAGTCCATGTAAATTCTATTGCTTAGTACTGCTTTCATAAACCTAAATCCGCTCTTGCTATAATATATCGTTTGACAAACTCACTTCTTACAATGTCTACTGTTTCAAACTCAATTAAGTCAAACATATTCATTGCTTTCAGTATTCTTAAAAATTCACAAAGCCCATTTTGGCCTAGGTCACTCTGACGAAAGTCTCCGCAAAATATAACTCTACAATTCTCTCCAATTCTAGTGATAACGGAGTCTAGTTCGTGTAGAGTCATATTCTGACATTCATCTATTAATACTACTGCATCCCTTAATGTTGTGCCTCGAATGAATGAAGTAGTCATAAAGTGAACCACATTCTTAGTTTTCAAGAGCTCATAGGCATCGCCTCGTTGAAAAAGCTCTATGCATATGTCTTTATATGGCTCTTCATACACAGATGCTTTTTCTTTTTCATTTCCAGGAAGAAATCCTATATCCCTGGTAGGAACTGCACTTCTAATAATGATTAGCTTTTCTTTATCATTCTTCATTATATCATCAAAAGCCAGATAAGAAGAAATAAAAGTTTTTCCTGTTCCTGCGACTCCATGTAAGACTAAATGTTTATCGCTTTCAAAAACTTTTAACTGGTTTTTAGTAAGAGGCTCTATCTCTTGTAGAGATAAGTTTGCAGCTGCTATTAGTCTATTTCTTTTTGCCATTTTTAAATTTTCCTTCGAGTATCTTTATTTTTTTCTTCAGAGTACTCGTATAACTTCCAAGGAAGCCCGTGATAATAAAGAATACCTGCCCAACACATTCCAGGCATTGGCGGTCTGTAAATTTTAAAGGGAGTTTTCTCATTTTGTAAATGTAGTACACTCGCTTTTGTTTTTAAAGTAATCTTTTTTATCTTTATATATTTTAACGTTAAAAATTTAGTTTTTTGGTATATAAATGGAATACCATTTGAATCTATAAAGTAAGGAGTGGTTTGTTTTACTACTCCTATAAAATCAAATACAGACTTTTTTAAGGGAAAAAGCTCCCAGCTTGTCTGTATTCTTCTTGCTCCTAAAGTACTACCTTCCATGTTTTTATCATCTAAAATTAAGCCATCTAAAAAGAGCATTCCATCTGCTAAATCCCAATTAGCAGATGGAATCAGATAGACTGGAAACTTAACTTTATTAATGGTTTTATATGTTATCACCATATAACTTATTCCATTTACCCATAGAGTAATCGTCACCAATCTCTAAGTCACAGCCTACAGGAGAGCCAGGGATATAAATACCTCTGTTCATCTGCACAAACTCTACAAGTTTTTGAGAATATTCGTCAATCTCATTTTCCGGTACCTCGGCAAGAATAGAGTCATGTACTAGAGCGAATATTCTAGCCTTCATACCCTTGGTCTTGATGTAACTATTCATGTCGATAGCGCCTAAAAGGTTAATATCAGAAGCAGCAGACTGCACCAGAAAATTAAGGCCAGACCTAACTGTATGACTTCTAACAGCCTTATCGGAAGAGGTAACGTTGGGTAAGCGTCGCTTCCTACCAAAGAAACTATAAATGAACCCATTCGTTTTAATATATTCTTCATTTCTGTTAATCCACTTCTTGAGGCTATGAAATGATTTGAAGTAATCACTAATTACTTCCTGCGCCTCGCTTGGGCTAAAGAATGTGCCCGAACTTTTCGTAACTTCAGAACTAATCTTATTGG